CTGCCAATGAATGGGAGTTACACTATGATGGTAAAACTTATCCCTGGAGTCAAGAAACATTTGCTCGGTTGGTGCCGCTGAGTCCGCACGATTACAGAGAACGCAAAGAACGTGATCTCAACGAAATGCGTGTGGCAGCTGGACTGTCAGTCAAACCAACCTATGACAACGATGCTGCGATTCGCAGCATACAAAGTGCCGCAGGAATACTATAATGACAATAATTCGTTCGCCCGCTCCAGTACCAGCACCGCCTCCGCCATCACCACCTGTGCCAGTCGCCGGGCCAAGACCTATACCAGCGCCGCCAGCTCCAGCGCCAGAGCAGCCAGTGGATGGACCAATTCCATTGCCGGCACCGCCGGCACCAGAGCCAATCAATGTAACAGAAGGTGCTGTGCCAGTTAACCTAAATCAGGAAGCCAATATAGTGGTTGTAACTCCTAATAGCATTGGATTTGGTGTAATTAACGTCACAGGATCAAACATAGTGCGGGCTGCTGCCAACAATGACACTGTGACTTTTGTGGGCGGCTCAGGTGTTACCTTGAACTCCAACGCTGGAACAAAAACCATTACATGGTCTGCCAGTGGGGTGCTCAGTGTATCAGCAGGCAACGGGATAGCAGTCAGTGGTTCAGCTGGTGCTATAACTGTGACCAACACAGGTATCTTGGCTGTGAGTCCAGGCAATGGTATCTCTGTTTCCACTACCAATGGCAATGCCACAGTGACCAACACTGGCATCTTGAATGTCAACGCTGGCAATGGTATTTCTGTAGGCACAGGGAACGGCAATGCCACAGTGACCAATACTGGTATCTTGAATGTCAACGCAGGCAACAGCATCAACGTAGTTGTTGCCAATGGCAATGCCACTGTGACCAACACTTTTACTGAAACAGTGTACAATGGTGGCAATGCCACAGGCAATGTTACACCCAACCGCAACAACGGGTCAATTCAAAAATTTACATTGACTGGTAACATTACTTTGCTGCCAGTGGCCAACATTGCTGCTGGGCAATGGATCACGTTGGTACTGACCCAAGACGGAGTGGGCAACAGACTGCTGGACGCCAACACTGCCTATCTTTTTGCTTCGGGCTTCCAGACGCTGACCACAGACTCGGGCGCAATTGACATGTTGAATATATTCTATGATGGCACATACTATTATGCCACACTCACTGTGGACTATTCATAATGCCTCAAGGAAGTTCACGACTGGGATTTTGGTTTATCAATGCCAGTCCGCCCCTGCCAGATCCTGAAGAGCCTGTTGAACAATTTCCTAATTTGGGATTTGAGCAAGGCATCACTGGGTGGACTGTGGCGGCTACCAGAATTAGATTTGGTGGGCTGAGTACATTGGCAGGATTTCCAACTCCAGTAAATCCATTGCCCAATCCATATGGTTCACCAGGTGATGCCACGTCTGTTGTTCAACTGCCTAATTTTAGGTACACATTAGACACAGTAGACAAACCACCGCTGGGCGAAGTTCAAAGCATGCACCTTTATATGGGTGATCTAATCAATGGAGTAGTCAACTCTGGAGCTTCAATGTATGGCCCTGCTATTTACAGTAACTTTTTTGTGAGTTTTACCTCTGGTGATACTGTGAGTTTTGATTGGAAAGCTTTGCCAGGCACCGATGCGTACAATTTGTTTGCTTACATGGTTGAAAAAGACACAGGTGCTTATGTGAATTTACTGCGATCAGCTGGTGTGAATTCTTCATCGGGCACCACATGGTCAACACAAACCAACACTGTGCCCATAACAGGCGCCTACAAGTTTGTGTTTGTGGCTGGCAGTTGGGACTCCACTTTTGGCACTGTGATTGGTGGCCAAATGCTGATTGATAACATTAGAAAGAACTAATATGCGTGATTTACTAGATATGCTGGAAGCAGTGACCAAAGGCTGTCCACCAGCTACTCAAAGCATTGACCTCAATTTAAAAAATCGGCAAAAAGCCATAGATGAATACCACTACGGTCCGCTGAACCCCACTAAAGATAATCCTGAGTATTGGCAAGAAATTGCTGACCAGTGGAATACCAATGTTGAAGAGGCAAAGTCTGCTCGATGTGGTAACTGTGCTGCTTTTGATATCACACAAAAAACTTTGACTTGTATTGATCAAGGTATTGGTCAAGGGGATGATTGGGATATCATTGAAGCTGGTAAACTAGGTTACTGTAGATTTTTAAAATTTAAATGTAACGCACTAAGAACTTGTTCAGGCTGGGTAGAAGGTGGTCCTATCACCGATAAAGAGTAAACCCATGTTTCTCAAGTGAAGCATAAATACTTCTATGCTGATATATTGTGCCATTAATAAAGTGAATGGAAAATCTTACATTGGTAAGACTGAAAAATCTCTTGAAGTAAGACAAGCATGGCATTTTGCATCTGTGAAACAGAAAAGCACATTTGCTTTTCATAGAGCAATCACCAAATATGGAATTGAATCCTTTGACTGGCAAATACTAGATACTTGCAATAATCTAGATGATCTTAATGCTAAAGAAAAAGAATACATTAGATTGTACGAATCATTTGGGCCCAATGGATATAATATGACTGCAGGTGGCGAAGGACAAAGTGGATGGGTTCCTTCAGATGCTACACGTTGTATTTGGAGTTATCAACGTAAAGGTAAAGAACCGTGGAATAAAGGTATGAAAACATATCAATATGTTCCTGTAACAAACGAGCAAAAAGAAATTAATCAAAAAGTAGCAAACCAAAAACGTAGTGAATCGTTAAAAGGGCGCCAACCCTGGAATAAGAACAAAGTTTGGGCAAAAACAATTTATAAAGTATACTATAAAGATGGGTCAATAAAAGAAGGTACACGTTTAGATTTAGACTTGCCAAAAACAACCATTAACACTATGTTTAGAGACCAGTGCGGAAGCCGTAAGTACAATATTCTTAGGATTGAAAGAGTATGAAATTTCGCGAGCTAGAAGAAAGCAGTGGTTATAGTTTTGAAGGCAGTTGGACGCCAGATCTAGTGTTCAGCAAGCTATGGCTGGCTCAGGAGTTAAAAAACATACTGGCAGACAATCAAGTTGACACTGTGCCTGTGATATATGTTCTGGGCAGTTGGTGGGGCAACATGTCTGTGATATTGAATCGTGCTGCGGTACCCGTAGACAAAATTATCAACGTTGACAACAACCGCAAATGGTTAAAGGGCAGTCAACAACTAACACGGGCCATGAATATCAACAATGTTCAAACCATGAAAGCTGACGCCAACCAACTGGATTACAGACAACTCACAGGACCAAGTGTGGTAATCAATGCCAGCCTCAATGATATTAAGGATCGTGGGTGGTTTGAGCACATTCCCAACGGTACATTGGTTGTGTTACAGGGTCGTGACCAAGCAGACAGCAAAAATGTTTATCACAATCCTCGAGATATCCTGGATCAATATCCCCTGGACTCTGTGCTGTATCAAGGTACAATGAAACTACAAGATCCTGAAACTGCTTATCGCCGGTACATGGTGATAGGTGTCAAGGGTCAGCAGCAGTTAGACGAACTGACATTTTTGGGATCGCCCTGTACCAAAGACTGTTCAGGACACAGAGCAGGCTATGCCTGGAGCAAGGCTCGTGGCGGCATTCAATCAGCATCATGGAGTCGTAGTTTCAACAACGGGGCTGCCTTGGCAGCAGCTGGCAGATGAAATTGGCTGAAATTGAACGACTGGGTCGCAGTGTTAGATACCCATTTTACTCAATCTTTCAAACAGTGACTCAGCGTCCACAGGGTGGTTTGTCAATTCAATTGCGTCGAGACAGGCCCGCAGAAACTAAACAAAGTGGTATCTATGTGTGGCATCACCCAGACTGGGGATGCTTTTATGTTGGCATTGCTGCTGCTGACAACTTCACAGAGCGCTGGAACAAACACATTCAAAAGCTGCTGGACCAGTGTACCAGTGCCAAGCAAATGCGTAACTGGCAACTGTTTGCTCAAAAGTTTGCTGCTGCTGGCTATGGCATAGACGATTTAAAAGACGTCACACTGAGATTTTATCCCAGGCCCAACCCTGGATCTCCTACTTTCAAACAAGAACTGTCTGACATAGAAACTCGAATAGTGGGCATGATAAATCCAGCCTGTAATCGCGAATACAATCCCAACCGCCCTTCGGCCACTAAATTTCCAACCTCGCGCAATGCTGGCTAATTACCAGCATGTTGTTGAAAAGTTTTGGATGTAGTTTTATTTTTGGCAGTGATTTGCTAGATGATGGCATAAATCTCAAAGTGCCCACTCCAAGTCAGCATACATGGCCAGCATTGCTGGCCAAACATCATGACTATCAATATCAGTGTTATGCCAGGCCTGGCTCAGGCAATTTACAAATAGCCGAAGCTGTGCTCAATCAATTACAAAACATTGAGCCAGCGGTGTATGTGATTGGGTGGTCTTGGATAGACCGTTTTGATTACAACAGTCCTATCAATGATCAATGGAATACATTGATGCCCGTGGACACTTCAGATCAAGCACAGTTGTATTACAAACACTTACACAGTCAGTATCGAGACAAGCTGACCACATTGATCCACATCAAAACTGTGCTAGATGCGTTGACAGCAGTTGATGCTAAATTTGTCATGACTTACATGGACCCACTGATATTTGAAACTCAGTGGCACTGTACGCCTGCTGTGAGTTATCTCCAACACAGTATCCAAAAGTCAATGACAGATTTTGAAGGCCAAACTTTTTTGGAATTTAGCCGAAAACACAATTTTCCAATCAGCAAAGCCTGGCATCCTCTTGAGCCAGCACATCGGGCTGGGTTTGAATTGATAGCAAACTGTTGTAATTTATAGAACTTTATTAAAATTTTTTCCAAGCAATAAAAAAACAACTAAATTATTGTATGAACACTCCACAACGAATTCTTATCATGGGCCTGCCAGGTTCTGGCAAAACTTACTTCGCTGAACGCCTAAAACAGTTTCTTGAAGACAATGGAGATATTGTTAAAGTAAATCCAGATAGATTGTTAAATTATGAGGGAATTCCTGATCATAAATTAATGAAAGTTTCTGTCGACTGGTTCAATGCCGACGAAGTTCGAAAAAGATACAACGATTGGGATTTCAGTAGGGACGGGCGCATACGGCAAAGTTTACGAATGTTTGAGTTTGCCATGAAGTGCTCAGGTGACCTTGTGATCTGTGACTTTGTGGCTCCATTGCCAGAAATGCGCCACAACTTCAAAGCTGACTGGACCATTTGGATGGACACCATTGATTCAGGGCGATACGAAGATACCAATCGCGCATTTGTACCACCTGATGTGTACGACTTTCGCATCACTGAACAAAATGCTGAACGTTGGGTGGAATTTGTAGGTACACATATTTTGGAAAACCGACGCAGACCCAGATTTGACTGGCGCAAGGAAACTGCCTTGCTTCTTGGCAGATATCAACCTTGGCACACCGGACATCGCGCATTGTTTGAACGTGCTATTGAAAAATCAGGTCAGGTTATCATACAGGTGCGTGACTGTCAAGGATGGAATGACAGTAATCCTTTTGACTTTGAAAAGGTCAAATCATTTATTAAAAGAGATTTAGATCCTATCTATCAAGGACAGTTTGAAGTAATGCTGGTCCCTAATGTCACTGAAATAGTATATGGTAGAGATGTGGGCTATAAAATCACACAAGAAACATTCACAGACGAAATACATTCAATCTCCGCTACAAAAATTAGGCAATCTATGGGTCTAAAGTAAATGTTAGGATGTTGGCACGATAAATAAAAATATGGACTCTTTTGTTTATCGTTGGACTAATACGACTCTCAGAAAAATATACATAGGCTGGCACAAAGGATCTGAAGATGATGGATATATTTGTTCGTCGGCTTCTGAGAAATTCTGGAAAGACTTTAAAAATCCTGATTACAAGTGGAAGCGAGAAATCTTATTCAAAGGCACAATGCCAGAATGTCAATTATTTGAATCGCAATTGCTAGATAGTGTTGATATCACATCAGATGCTATCTATAATAATAAAAATAATTTAATGTTCAATTTAAATGATGAGGTGCGTGCTAAATTGAGATCAGCTGCAATTGAGAGAGGCAAAAATCCAGAATATCGAAAAGCGCAGGCTGAGAGAACAAAAAATCAATGGGCGACCAACCCAGAACGCAGACGACTACAAAGCGAAAAAGCAAAACAACAAATAATGACCGATGAAATTAAAGAAAAAATTAGACACGCACGGTCCAAACAAGTCATTACAAAAGAGTCTCGAGCAAAATCAGCAACAACAATTAAAAATGCTCCTGATGTCAAATGTCCGCATTGCGGTTCAACTGGCAGATACTTGGGCAGCATGAAAAAGAAACACTTTAATAATTGTATTCACAAACCAGGTTTGAAATGAACAAATACCATGTGAGATTTAACACCAAACACAATGGTTCAAATCTTGTATGGAGAATATTTGAAAATGGCCAAGAACATCTGGCATCGGACGTGCGTATTCTGGGTGAAACATTCACCGAAACCACACACGAACACGGTGAAACCAAATGGAACATTGCCTGCCTGGGTCGCATGATCTGGGTTGATAAAACAGCAGTGATTGTACACGACAAAGACTGATTGAGGAGCATTCGCTACTACAACTAAATAGCTGTATGTGGATGCTGCAATTTCTCCCTGATGCCGTAATACTATGGTTTTGTAACATACTGCTATTGATCGGCATTGGCCTCACAGTGCTGGGATTTTTTGTTCACAAAATTCCTTTGCTCTATCAATATCAGCTGCCGTTTAAAATAGCAGGTGTGCTGCTGTTGGCAGCTGGCGTGTATTTTCGAGGCGGTTATGCTGTGGAAATGACATGGCGTGAGCGTGTGGCTGAGCTAGAAAAAAGTCTAGCCGAAGCTCGAGTCAAAAGCGCTGAAGTCAACACAGTGATTCAGCAAAAAGTAGTGTATCGCGACAAGATAATCAAGGAGCAAGGCAAAACCTTGATTGAGTATGTGGATCGTGAAGTGGTCAAAAACATACCACAACAGTGCGAACGACTGCCCGAAGATCTGGTTGAAGTTCACAATCGAGCTGCTGCTATCAATCGAGTGATTGAAGACGCCAAAAAGAAAGACAGCAAATGAAAACCCTGGTTGTTCTCATGTTTGCCAC